CACCGATTGAAATGTTGAAACCAGCTACTTTCAAATTGCTGCGGTTGACCCATCCCAAATACAAATCCTTTCTTGGATTGAATCCTTCATCAATCGGATGGGAACGCTTCCAATCATCGTCACCATATTTACTTTGTGCTCCTTTCCACAACACCGAAGTCAAAGATGGTAAAGTCGTGTGTTTGATTGATTTGGTTACTCCAAAGTATTTTTGGATGTAGGCTACTACTTCTTCTTTTTCTTGAGGGGTTGGGTCATCCCACCAAAAAAGTTCATTAAGGTCGGAACGATATCTGAATGGACGATGTGGTTCTCCAAGTTCTCTCCAAGAAAACAATGTAGCATGCCGAGTGTGTTCTCTCCTTGCCTTCTTGATACGAATATCAAAATCACTTGTAATCAATCCGATATACAGATGATTCAGAACTGTGTCTTCATCTTCTTTCAAATAATACGACTTCCAATCTTCTGGCTGCTTGAGATAATACTTGTCATCATCAGATGGCGTGTTTTGATATCCGTGTAGAATGTCCGCAAACTGATTGGACATCTGGTCGAGACTTCGATGTTTAACATTTGACGGAGCACCGTATTTGTTTTTGAGAAAATCAGCTACAACTTCACGGTGATAAGGCAACGGGTCATCCCACCAAAAAATGAAATCCTTGTAAGCCGGATGGGTTCGATAACGCCAGCGAAACCCTCTACCTTTGTGATTTCCAGACTTGGCGGCATCTCGGTAAACTTGAACATGATTGATTCCATCATCATCAATGTTTCCCAAAATCAAACCATCAGGCATTCTGACTGATTCATTGATGAAATGTCCTCCTTTGAAATATGGTTCAAGTTGCCAACTTTGTTTTGGGTTGTTGATGTGGTGTTTTGTTTTGAGATACCCAAGGGTTGTATCTTGGATTTTTTCTCTCAGTTCATCATCAACCATCAACCATTTGTGCGGAAACCAATAAAGTGTATTGTTCGCTGACTTGTAACGCCAGTGAGCTTCTTTCTCTCGTTCCCTAAACCCCGGCGTTGAAAAACCACCATGTTGAACGGGTGGCATGTCTCGTTCGTGTTTACTTCCAACAAAATCGGCTTTGGCCGACACTTGGAGTTCATCATTTGTCAATCCAACAAGAAGATAGGGTTGTTGACCACTTTCATTCATGGTCACTGATTTGTCATACAAAGTATTGATTGAATCCTTCAACTTCGTAATGACACCTGTATGACGGAGAGCTTTGAACACCAAATTTTCGGTGCTGAATTCACCCACTTGTTCCAATCCAGCATTGCGATAGTTCTTCAATGCCTTCATGAGTTTCTTCAACTTGTCAACATTTTTGTCGGTTACAAAATCATCCACCATTCCCTTTACCTTGTGGTATTTCTGTTTGATGGCCTCTTTGTCAATATCAATACGAGAACGGTCTGGTCGTTTTAACCAACAGTTCTTGAGAATTGAATAAATGGTTGACCCCTTTCGAGCTTGTGCGGGAGTGCTGTTTTTCTCTCGAATGTCTTGAAGATAGACTTCGACAGGATGACCCTTGATACTGATTTCGTGGTTGTTATTCCAACCCGCTCCCAATCCATCCATGAACTGACGAGCTAGTTTTGGGTCGATTGTTTCTTTGGTAATGTCAATGACAATGTGTAAGTCAATGTCACTTGTGGGTGTCCAATTGTAATTGGTTGTCGAACCAAGGAAAAGAATATCAAGAATTGGAGCTTTGAGTTCGGTGTTGCGATAAAAGTCCTGAGCCACCTTCAACAGAATTGCCCGAACATCGGGTTTGAGAACCATGTTTTCATCCCAAACCTTCGGGTCAAGTGTGCTGTTGTAGATGCGAAACTTTACTTCGTTGACAACGGTTCTTGACATTATTTACGAGACTCATTAACGGATGGATTGAACTTTCCTTTGATTGGAACATCTTGCCCGTGTTGGTGCATTTTGATAAGTTCATCACACAGTTTGACAATCCGAGCTTTGTGTTTCAAATATGGGTCGTGTTGGGCGTCTCCGATAATGATAGAGTCGGCCAAGTTCCTTATCTCTTTGGCGATTTCAACTTCACGAGCTTCTTCTTTTGAATCATCATGTTCAAACCGTGAACTCATTACTTCCTTTAGAGATTCACGAATGATATTGCGTAGTTTTTCTTTTGGTGTCATACCTTTTGCCTCATACATTTCTCTCCAGTCTGGTCGGTCAGGGTCATACTTTTCGTAATCACCTATGGCTTGGTCATCGTCAGGTTCATAACGAGGTCGTTTGTAATCATGAATCTTGTGATACTCATAGTAAATGAGATGTGGGTTGTTCACAATTCCCTTTGCAAAATCACGAACTTCTTCATCTGTTTCAAGTGGGTATCTCGTTGGGTCGCCGGGGCCGAACATTCGATAAACATATTCATCACCCTCAATGACTTTTTCAACCGCTTCCCAAACATTACTTCTGCCTTCCTTGTCATACATGAATGTAATGCCTGTTCCGTCTTTCAACGAAAAGATAAGGTCAGCAACAATCTGTGGTGAACGAGTAAATTGAACTGGATTCCATGTATCTCCGGGATATCCTTCCGTTTTTACTTCTTCCCAACCCACCCACATTTCGTTAATCAATTCCTTGACAATGGAACGAAATTCCTTCATTGTGATTTTTGTTTCCATCACATCGGATGGGTCAAGTTCCCACGGTGGAGCTTCATGTGGGTCAACTTGGGTTGGGTCAACAAAACTGTTACCCATCTTCACATATCCTTTTTTACACTTTTGACATTCCCAAGATTGGCCCGAACCGGGTGCTCCAATATCCGCTGTGTATTTCAACTGTCCGCCACATTGGCACTTTCCATCCATACTCTCTTTGATAGGAGATTTCTCGGTGTTGCCATGTTTCTTCAAATCTTTCTCACTCTGAAACTTGATACGCCAGCGTTCACCTTTGATGTGTTTTGGGTCTTTGGCCATGTCTTTGTCATGAACATATCCGTAGCCTTCTTTCTGAGAAGAACATTTGTCACAAATACCTTTGAATTTTCGTTTTGGTTGTGAACAACGACAAGTTTCTGTTGTTCCACATTTTTCACAAGTTAAAGTTAGGTCGTGTTTCTTGCCATCAGGGTCTAATTCATTTCTAATTTCCCGAAAGGTTTTCGACTCTGTTTTCATAATCGGCTTTGCATCAATCATGAACTGTTTCAAGCCGCCTTCGTAATGTCGTTGAACACCGGCTATGAGTTGTTCGGGTGTCATATCATCAATGTCCGAATCCTCAAATCTCTCTCCCCAAGAACATTCCTTTACCCAATCACGCATTTGTTCAATGAGGGCAGGATGTTCCACGATGAAACGAGCCAAAGAATTTGGAGCACCAACCGCAATCGTTGGTTTTCCTTGGTCGGTGGTCGTGTGATTGACTTCATCCATTTGAACGAACTTGGCAAACTTTCCATTGGCTAGGGTCTTCCACAAATCGGGTGTTGTTGGGTAGGTTGAATTTTCTCCAACCAAATAGGTTTGATAGTCATCCAATCCCCATTCGAGTTGAACATCAAGTAGTTTTGTTTCAAAATTTGGGTCGAGTTCCTTCTTCATTCTCGAATTCAATTCTTGAAGGGCCGCCTTCATGTTACCAGTCCATTGAGGTTTGCCACCTAGAGATTGTTCTTCGATACCTTCCGGGTCACGGCGGGCTTTCAATTTTTCCAATCGGGACATTTTTTTGGATTCCTGAAACGGAACATCATCATCTGGAGAAGTTGGTGATGCCGACGGAGTTTCTTTTGGCTTGTTAAGGTCTTCTGGCCCAACTACCCAAGCTGAAACATCACCCATACCTTCTTCGTTTTCTTTGTGAGCCAACTTTTCAGCCTCTTCTCGGTTATCCAACACTTTACTGATTTGAATAGCATCGCCCAAGATAGCATCCGTCGCTTTACAATGAACCGGATAACGAACCAAGACTACATACTTTCCTTGTTTGGCCAAGGCTTCAGCTTTCTTGGTATCATTGGTTCGTGGAGTAGTTGCTTGGGAATGGGCATAGGCACGTTGAAACTCATTGCTGTAACCATCACCATGTTCTTCATCCCAATCTGGGTGAGTCAAATATGTTTCCTTGGCTAGTTCTTCAGCGATGATTTCTCGCAAAATTTGGTTCAGTTCAGATTGTTTCATAGTCTTTTTTTCTTCCATTGGAATAGTTAACCAATGTACTTTTTTCGGTGGGTCTTTGAATATGTGATTGTTTTGATTTTCTTTTGCTCGATTCCAATCAATCATTGCAAATCGGCGGTAATAGTCTCCAATCGGAACAAATTCCTTTCTTTTGAGTGGAAACCCATGTAAATACAAATCTTCACCGACATATCTTTCATTCTTGTCAACATTGTCCTTCACCCACAAATTAACATCACGATACTGTTTCAACATTAAACTCATACATACGGTCTTAGTTTGGACAGTGTTTCGGGCGTGGTTCGATGTAAAATTCCGATACCACCCTTCTTTACCCATTCATGGATAGTTGACTCTGTATCATCAATAATTATGTCTCCCGGCTTGGAATAATGTCGTTTTCTATGTTTATTCGGCACCATGATGATGTCAGAATCCCTCAAATCTGGTATGTTTCGACTCAACCACATTCGTTTGCCAGTTGAGGTTTGTTTGTCTTGAGCATCCGATTTACCAAGAGCGGTTAAAATCTTGACTTGAAGGAAATTTTGTGTTACAAATTCCCACAGTTCTTTCCCACCCGGCATCCAAGGAAGTTCAGCGAAGAAGCGGGCTTTACCATGAGCATCGATACGAGCCCATAATTGGTCGTCTGTGATGTTGTCAGTCGGCATCCCTGCGATGTCGAGGAATCCACGGTCGAAATCGGCAATGACACCATCCATATCGACATAAATGGTTCGTTTGTGTTCTTGAGGTTGATTTTCCATAACTATAAATAGTGTTGAGTAATTAAAAGAACTTGACAGTCTTTTCCGCCTGTGTTACATCTGTACTTGCTAAGTAAAAGCTGTACTGCTTTAAGACAGTACAAAGCTAAAAGCTAAGGACAAGCTTAAAATAGTACAAAGAAAAGGTACAAAGGTACTCTGTACAGAAATCAATCCGCCAGTAGTATTTTTAACTTCGGTCTAGTTAAAATTTGTTGTCGGATTTCGTCAACGAAGTCGGGGTATTCTTGAGAGTCAATTTCCCTCCAGCACGACCGACTTTCCGGTTGCCCGTAATCGGGGCCTGCTAGAACATGTTCCAAATTATTGTCGTTGTATTCAACAAACACCGGAATGTCCGAATGTTTTATGTGTTTCATAACTCACACAGATAAATAGAAAACCAGAATGAGTGAAACGGGAAACTAGCGAAAAAGAAAAAACTTTTTTTGAAGGTTTCGGGACTTATTTCAGTACCTCAAAATGATTTTTTGGCAGGGGAGTTTTCAAGGCAAATTTTGCCGGGAGTCCTAAACGGCGAGCACCATCAAGTTCATCATAGACATTATCACCAATACCATCTTCGGGGTCAACAATTAGATTTGCGAATGGTACATTTTTCACTCTGACAATTGTATCCTCACCCTTCTCATTAGCAAACCAACGGGCGTCTTCTGGTTCAGTCGTCAAATACAGGTAACGGGTCTGCCCTAAATTGCCACCCTGTTTCCAAACATTCGGTTGCCAGCCATTCGTAACAAGGTTATGGGCACTGGTTTCCGAAGTACCGTGGTACAAAGTAATAGATGTTCGACTCGGGGCCAATCCTTCCGTCAACTTTCTACCTTCAGCGTTTTGCTTAACGATGTGTTGGATTTTTGAACCATCAGTATCGATAAGACCCTTTAATCCAAAGTGGAGCGGCTTCGGCCACTTTCCAAATTCAACCCATCGGAATCCTTCCATTTCCCACTCATTTTCCTTGTTTGGTCTGGGCGTAAATTCGTCATCAACTACAATAATGAAATTGTGGTATTCGAATCCCGATTCATGTTTGAACACATACAATGGAATTACTTCACGAATATCTGATTTCTTCTTACCAGTTTCTTGCTCGAACTCTTCAATCGCAGCACCTTCCGGCGTTAATCCGGGGTCAACCGCCCCGCCCCAAGTTCCCCATGTATGCGGTTGTTCAACAAACGAACCACGATATTGAATCAAAAGCCGACCTGTCGTGCGGGCCATAATGATAGAGCCAGCACCTTTTCTTCCCCAAAAACCGGTGTCTTGGAGGGCTTGTTCGTGGTCGTCGTCTCCGAATCTCATGTTCGTCTCATCTGTTTGATTGGGAAGCGATACCATTCCTCTTTTTGATTGTCATAGTATTTAACCTCTTCCACAAAAATTTTAGCGTTTTTCAAGAATCGAATTTCTTGTTCGTCTTCACCGAGAGTGTAATCCATTCGAGCAAACATTGTTCCCGGCCAATCAACGATATCAAAATCGATGTTCGCTCTATAAATACACTCCCGCCGAGGTTTACCTGAATGTCCGCCCCAATGGGCTTCCGCAGCCGTTTCTGTTATTGCCCAATAAATACCCAATTGGGGCAGTCTTCTTGGGTCAACATTCATAGGTAAGTAAATCTCTCTCCAACACGGCTTACCATCAAGATGTTTGTATTCTTGGGTTATCTCAAAGTATCGGTGGCGTTGTTCATCTTCCAATTGTTCAAGTGCTTCTTTTTCATCGAAGTCACTGTCTGAACCGCCACGGTGAATAACATCGTCTCTGATATCATCCAAGGCTCGTTGTAAACTATCACCGTTTCGTTGAAGGGAATCCCACATTTCCGTCCAAGATGGAAAGGTATTACCACTACGCAGACGACTTTGTTGAAACAGATAATCCTTCTTCGCATCCTTCTGTTTTTGCGACATCTCCGTAATGATGTTTCCCATCTTTATCATTTGATTTGCCTCAACACTTTGATTTTTTGGTCGCCACGGAGCACAGCAGCAGCCAATCGATGACCACCATCGATTATACTACCATTGACATCAATGACTATGGTTGGAAATGAACGAGTAGATTGTGACAACTGTTTCACTTTGAAATCGTCAATGTGCCATTCACTTTCTTCGATTGATTTTGGGTCAACTTCTTCACATTTGAAAACGCCTTCCACTCTATCAAAATCCCAAAAATCACCATGAATGTCCATGACATAATCTAAAACATCGCCGGCATCATAATACTTCCCAACCACAAAATCATCGGATTTCGGAGGGATTCGTTTGACGACATTATTTCCCAAATCTTTCATACGAATAGGCAATCGTTCCACAGTGTTTTCGTTGACGCTCAAATCGGCCCAATTTCCAACAATGTCTTCATCCCAAAAACTGATATCTTTTAGGTGTTTCCCACGGAAAAACGGATGAGCCATAATGAAACCAACAACATGTGGATTATGATGCCAATCGCCATGTCTTGAAGCATCCGTAACCATAACTGACAAACCATCGGTTTCCACATACGCTTGGAGCGGCAAAGCGTCTTTCTTATTCAAATGTTTCATGACTTGAGAGTGATACGCCTTGTCCCGATTCCAAACATAAGCATCCATCTCAGTTAAAATAAGTCCGAACTGTTCATGGGAAGTGACTTCTTTTATTTCACGACTGGTTGGATTCTTGAAAATTTCTACATAAGCAGTCTCGCCGGGACGAATGTTACTTTCAAACGACGAGTCGAAAGATTCATAAGTGAAGTCAGCTTGTTTGTAATACTTTCCACCATACTCATACATGTTCTTGTGAGTGACATTGGTAATGCCTCTTTTCGCCAAAAATTCATCCACCTTCATCTTATCTTCTTCTGTCGGTGGATTGTTCCACAACACTTTGTTTTTCTTGTGAAGGTATCTCCAATTTTCCGAGTTTCGACCTGATATCATGTTGAAATCATTGTGAATGGAAACGTGAGCATTCTTCACAGGAACAGCTTGAACCGTTCCACCATAAGTCGTTCCGAGATAATCCTTTCCAAGTGGGTCAGCGGCCTCGAAAAGTTTGCCCGTCAGATGAATACCTTTGACTTCG